ATCAAAGTGGCACAATCCCTGTTCTAGCTGCAGCAAGTAACACTGCAATTACTTCTACACCAGCAGAGTTAAATATTTTAGACGGTGTAACTTCTACAGCAACAGAACTTAATTTAGTAGACGGTTCTTCTGCAGGAACAATAGTAAATAGTAAAGCAGTAATTTATGGATCATCAGGAGAAGTAAATGCAACAACACTACAAATAGCTGGCACATCTATTACTTCTACTGCTGCAGAGTTGAATATACTTGATGGTGTAACATCAACAGCAACAGAACTAAACATACTTGATGGCGTTACTGCTACTGCCTCAGAGTTAAATCTATTAGATGGTGATACTTCTGTTGGTGGTTCAATAACAGTAGCAGATGCAGATGGATTTGTAGTTAATGATGGTGGAACAATGAAAACTATTCCTGCCTCAGATGTAAAAACTTATGCTAGTGGTAGCTCTGCTACTAAGGGCTTTGCTATTGCTATGGCGATAGTGTTTGGATAGTAAAAAGGAAAAGGTAAATGACAACTCCAAATATAATTAATGTAGCAACTATTACACCTAAAGTAGCAGTTGGTGCAGTCACAACAAGTAGAGCAGACATAGTTGATGTTCCTGCAGAAAACTGTGCAAAGATAAACTCACTTATCATTGCAAACATAGATGGCACTAATGCTGCTGATATTACTGCAGAAGTAAGCACAGACAACGGATCAAACTACGTAAAGATAGCTAGTACAATATCTGTACCTGCTGATGCATCACTAGTTTTAGTGGGTAAGGACAATGGCTTTTATTTAGATGAGACAGACCTACTTGCATTAACAGCTTCTGCAAATAGTGACTTGACATACTTAGTTAGTTATGAGCTTCTGGTAGACTAATGGTTAGACGTAACGGTGGATTTATTGGCACTGATGGATTAGATGCACCTGATCCACCTACAGGTGTTACTGGCACTGGAGGCAATGCACAGGTAAGTGTAGCTTTTACTGCTCCTACTGATGCAGGTACATCATCTATCACAGGATTTGTTGCACAGGTTAGTACAGATGGAACTGACTATAGTGCAGGTTCTAACACAGGTACATCTTCCCCTATTGTTGTTACAGGTCTTACAAATGGCACTGCAGCTACAGCTAAAGTTTGGGCTATAAACTCTCATGGTACATCTTCACCTAGTGATGCTAGTTCTAGTTTTACTCCTTTATTATCTAGAGGTGTATTTGCTGGTGGAAAACCAAGTGGTTCTATTGTAAATGTTATTCAATATATTGATATATCCTCAACAGGCAATGCTACAGACTTTGGAGACTTAACAGAAATTAAACGTGGTGCAGCAGGAATGTCCTCAACAACTAGAGGATTATTTGGAGGTGGTTTTGCTTCTGCTAATTCAAAAGCTATCGATTATATAACAATAGCTACTACAGGTAACGCTCAAGATTTTGGCGACTTAACTGTTGTTGGTTCTCAGATAGGTGGAGTAAGTAACTCTACTAGAGGAGTAGCAATAGGTGGAGATGGTAGGACTGCTGTTATGGATTACGTAACAATAGCCAGTTTAGGTAATGGTACAGATTTTGGTGACTGTCCAACCTCAGAACATCAAGCAGGTGTTTCTTCCTCTACTAGAGGTGTATTTGCTTCTAGATATTCTGGTGATACTAGTATACATTACATTACAATAGGCACTACAGGAGATGCTGTAGATTTTGGTGACTTATCAGTAGGTAGAAATAAACCTGCAGGTATTTCTAGTGGTACTAGAGGTGTATTTGCTGGTGGTCAATCTGCCAGTAATGTAATGGATTATATTACTATAGCATCTACAGGAAATGCTAGTGACTTTGGTGATCTTACTGTAGGAAGAGAAAGAGCAAAAGGAACTAGTAACGGCACTAGAGGGGTTACTATGGGAGGTGCAGATGGCACAGGTACATCTCTTGATACTATAGATTATATAACTATAGCTTCTACTGGTAATGCTACAGACTTTGGAAACTTAACACAGGCTCTACACACTGGTTCAGCAGTTAGTTCTTCTCACGGAGGACTACAATAATGCCCAACTATAATGGCGTGTGGAGCCTCACAACACAGTTTCAGTATGCAGATACGTGGAACGCAGATAATCCTAACCCTGTGCAAGGTTTATTTTTTGGTAATAATAGTGCAACAAACGTTATTCAATTTTTAGATTTAGCAACTACAGGCAATGCAGCAGATTTTGGTGATTTAACAACTGTTACTACAAGTTCTTCCGCATGTGCATCTACTACTAGGGCTGTGCGTGGTGGTGGTAATACTGGATCAAACGGAACTAATACCATAGATTATGTTACTTTTTTTTCAGCAGGTAATGCTACAGATTTTGGAGATTTAAACGTAACTATGCATGAGGGTACTGGAACAGGTAGTAATACTAGAGGTATATTTGCTGGTGGTGCAGATTCTGGTGGAACAGCATTAGACCGTATTGAATATATAACAATAGCTAATACAGGAAATGGAACAGACTTTGGTAATTTAACTTCTGCTAAAAAACAATTATACTCATTTTCATCCCCTACTAGATCATGTTTTTTAGGTGAAGCTAGTCAAACTACAGACATAGAATATATAACTATAGATTCAACTGGTAATGCCACTGACTTTGGTGATTTAACTGTGGCTACAAGTTTAGGAGGGGGATGTAGTTCTAACACTAGAGGTCTAAGTGGAGGAGGTTATCAAAGTAATGGTCAAGCAGTAAATGTTATAAGTTATGTCACTATTGCATCAACAGGCAATGCTAGTGACTTTGGTGATCTTACTGAAATAAGGTTTTCTATTGCAGGTACATCTTCTGAAACAAAAGGAATATTTTTTGGTGGTGAAGGTGATGGAGCTAATCTAGGTGCTGGTGCAGTAAATACTATAGATTCTGTAACCATAGCATCAACAGGTAATGCTACAGACTTTGGAGATGCTTTAGTCGTAACACGAGCAGCATCTGCTACATCTAGCGCACATGGTGGTTTATAATGTCACAAACACGTTTTCTTAAAAGTATGATTACACCTACAAAGGTAGAGCCTACTTCTAGTGATACACACATAGGAGGGGTAGCATCTGGTGTGTGGTCAGTACAAGATCAACTAGAAGCTAGACGTGGTGGACTGTGGCCTGATGCTAGTGTGGCTAATCCAGATACACTTATTGAGAATAACTTTAGTACGTTTGTTTATACTGGTAATGGAAGTACTAGAACAATAACAAATGGAATAGATTTATCTAACAAAGGTGGTTTAGTTTGGACTAAATGTAGGAGTGACAGTGTTGGACATGAACTTGTAGACACAGTACGTGGCGCAGAAAAATATTTAGAATCTCATAGCACTAATGCAGAACAATCATCTACTGGTGTTGTTAATGGGTTTACTTCTTCAGGATACACTATGTTAGGAACTGGTGGTGGTGTCAACGATAATAACAAAACATATGTATCTTGGACATTTAAAAAAGCCCCTAAGTTTTTTGATATAGTTACGTGGACAGGGGATGGAACAGATAATAGAGAGATTTCCCATAATCTAGGTTCTACTCCTGGTATGATTATGATGAAAAGAACAAATGCTAGTGAAAACTGGTATGTTGGTTGTGTTGCTGGAGTTACTCACAGTAATGGTTGGAAATTAAATGAAACTGATGCCGTTTCTACCTATGGTTACTTTGGAACAACTGCGCCAAATGCTTCAAAATTTCATGTAGCTAATTTTAATGGGGCTAATGCAAATGGGTCTACTTATGTAGCTTATGTCTTTGGACATGAAACAGGGTCTGACTCTATTATTCAGTGTGGTAAGCTAAGTGGTAATGGAAATGATTCTAGAGAAATAGACTTAGGTTGGGAATCTCAATTTATTATGTTAAAAAGAGCAGATAGCAGTTCAGGTGGAAATTGGTTTGTATTTGATAACATGAGAGGACTTGTTGCAGGAGGTGCTGATCCTTACATTAGATGGAATCTAAGTAACGCAGAAGATTCAGATCAAAACTATGTGGAGCCAACAGCTACTGGTTTTAGAATTGGTAACGCAGGTAGTAGTGACGGTTCATATTTTAACCAAAGTGGTAGAGAATATATCTACATGGCAATCAGAGGACCAAATATGGCTACCATAACGGATGCTACTGAGGTGTTTGGTATGGATACTAGAGGCAGCACAGGCGATGGAAATGAACCTGCCTATCGTTCTACATTTCCTGTAGATTTTGCTATAAATAAAGTTAAAAACAGCGCAACAAATTGGACAGCTAAAACAAGATTAATTCAAGGTAAAGATTTAACCCCTAATACTACTGGAGCAGAACAAACTGCTTCCTATAATCAATTTGATTACATGAATGGGCATTTTGCAAGGACTAACACAGATTCTAATGAACAATCATGGATGTGGAAACGTGCTAAAGGTTATTTTGATGTAATAGCTTATGTTGGCAATGCAACATCAGGTAATACAAAATCACACAATCTTGGTGTGGCTCCTGAAATGATGTGGGTAAAAAATAGAGAAGCTAGTAATAGAAATTGGAGAGTCTATCATTCTTCTTTAGGTGCAACTAAATACGTCAATTTAAATACAAATGATGGAGAGGGAACAAACTCAACCATGTGGAATGATACTGCACCTTCATCTACTGTCATTACATTAGGTAGTAATAATGATGTAAATTCTGCAACAGAAGGTATTATAGCTTACTTATTTGCTACTCTTGCAGGTGTTTCTAAAGTAGGAGGATTTACACATACAAGTGGGTCATCAACAGATGTTGATTGTGGTTTTACATCAGGAGCTAGATTTGTTTTATATAAAAGATATAAAGAAGATGGTAGTGCAGCAGCAGGAAATTGGAGACTTTTTGATACTACAAGAGGTATTGTATCAGGGAATGAAGCTCCCCTTCACTTAGATGATGACACTGCTGAGTCGTCACTTTCAGGCTCAGACTTAATAGACCCTTTAAGTAGTGGTTTTCAGATAGCCTCTGGTGAGAACGCAGGTAATTATTTATTTTACGCTATAGCTTAGAGGTACAAATGGCATTACTTAGATATAGAGAAACAGGTGAAGTGATTACAGAAACAGAGTTTCGTTTTAGAAACAGAAAACGTAGACCACATAATGTGCCACCTATGGGTGAGCTAACAGAAGCATGGCTAGAAGGTGAGGGTGTAGACCCTGTGTTTGAAGGACCAAGAATAGGACCAGTGTATGACGGTGCATTTAAGCACTCTGATGGTAAATGGTATACACAATGGTCTAACGGATAATGCTTGCATTTATTATAAAAATATGATATAACTCTCCTCTAAGAACAATAAGAACAATGGAGTCTAACTTGTCAACAGAACTAGCTATAACAACTACACTAAACGAAGCACTACCTACTGCTGCCCCTGAGTATAAGTCAATGCTTACTAACATCTCTGAGAAGATGCCAGCAGTAACACAGGCTACCAGCAACTTCCACAAGTCACACAGTCAGTTTATGGGAGTTACACTAGACGTAACAGCTATCACACCCATACGTAGCATTAAGCACACACTAGCTGAGATAGACAAAACACGTAGTGCCTTACAAGAAGCATACGTAAACTTACGTAAGAAAGAAGTAAAACTAAAAAAGAAACAACGTAAGCTACTAGACTGCAGTGATCATCTTGACCGTGAGATGCTAGAGATAGAGATACTAGAGATACAAGGTCACTTAGAAGGTACACGTAATGCAGTGCAAGGTGCTGTAAGAAAGATGAACTTCTTTACTAATCAGTACGACAACCTGATGAAGAAGATAGGTAAAGAAGAACTAACAGAAGAGGACTACGAACTAGAAGAAGCACGTTATCACATTATGACTTGTATGAAGCAAGCTCTAAATAGTGCAAGACCAAGACAAGGTGTGATTGACGAAGGTAACATGATCTACTTGTTTGACTTAGGTATCAATGCAGCACAAGCTCAAGCAGAAGTATTCTCTTACCTTAACTGGGAGAATGAATTAGTAAAGCAAGGAAAAGCCCCAGAGCATCATCACACAGTACAGTGGCTTGAGGGTTGTGCAGATAAATGGGCAGGGTGTCCTGCAGCGTTTGCTAACAGTAGAGGGTTTGATGTATTTGATCCTACTTCGTTAGCTAACACACCACAGATAGAGGACAAGAGTAATGGCTAATGATAACTGGCACTTGAGTAAGTCTGTACCCCTGACACTAATACTAGGTCTGCTTATACAAGCTGCAGCTATCGTGTGGACAGTCAGCACTATGACATCTGACATAGAAGTTAATGCATCTAAGATTGTAGAGTTACAACAACGTATGGGAAGAGTAGAGGATGCAGTACATGGACAGGCTGTATCTATGGCTAGGATAGACGAGAATATAAAAGCTATTCGTATGTCCGTAGAAAAGATGGCGATTAGAAACTAATGAGAGGGTTTTGTCATAATGATAGAGGTTCTTGCACTTGCGTCTGCAGTAAGTACAATATCAGGTGGTATTAGTTCTGCTATAAAAGCAGGACGTGATGTTAGTGATTTATTACCTCACTTTGGCAAACTAGCTAGGTTAGATACAGAGATACAACTTGCTGAGAGTGGCAAACACAAAGGCCCACTAGGTAGACTTACAAGTAGCGAAGAAGAAGGATTCGCCATAGCACAAGCTAAGATGAAACACAAAGAAGCTATGGACATGCTACGAGAAACATGTCAGCTATTCGGGCCACCGGGCATGTGGGACATGGTAGTAAAGGAACAGGCGGCAGCTAGGCAGAGACACAAGGAAGCGTTAGAGCTACAAGCTAAACAAAGGGATCAGTTGTTTTGGGGTATATCTGTAGTAATAGGTGTCTTAATATTTGTGGGAGGCTTAGTTTTTATGGTGTACGGATTAAATGAAGTGATAAACGGATAATAGGTAAAGTATTATGGCAAACAAGTTTAAAGGTTTTAACAATCAGCAGACGCATCAGTTGCTTTCTGAGCTAGGCTATACAGGCCCAGCGCAGCAAGATGAGATGGATAACTTCTTAGCGGCTACACCGTCTGCTGCATCTATGCTTGGTCGTTACACTGAGATGGCTAGACAACGCATAGAGGGACAGCCTATAGCCCCTACAGGTATGCAAGCTGGTGGTCCTACTCCTGACTTTACAACTTACTTTGGGGATCAGGGCGAAGTTAAAAACATTGAAGTAGAGAAAGCAAAAGAAGCAGGTCAAACAGAGCTAACTCCAGAAGTAGAATCCCAAACACAAAACATTCTTAAAATGGCTACAGGACAAGCTGATCCTAACTTACAGTTTGACTTTAACAAAGATGGTAAGATTACATCACAAGATGCTTTAATGTTTGCTAAAGATGCAAAAGCAAAAGCAGATGCTGAGAGAACTAAACAAGCAGAGATTGGATCACTTACTGCTAGGCTACAAGAGTTGCAGGGAATTAAGAAGGACATAGATGTTGGTGGACCTGTACCACAGGTAGTGACCTACTTTGTGATGCCTAACTCTAGAAGCATACAAGCTGCTAGTACTCCTGCAGGTGTTCCTCGTGCTGCAGCTTACAGTAACTCATCTTTTCAAAATGTACAGGAGTGGGTAGATAAGAATGTAGGGATTAAGCTTGATCCTGTCTTACCCATACCACCTGTAGACGAAGATGTAGAACGGCCTATCATACAACCAGGTGTTCCTGATCCTAAAGATGTACCAGCAGAAGTAGCAGAGCTAGACACTGCACAGAAAGCATATGCTGATGCACAGAAGGCACTTACAGATGCACAGATAGCTTTAAATGATATTGATGTTGAAGCTGTAGAGTTTGAAACTTTTGATGCTGTAGATGATACAGGGCAACCAAAATATCCTGATGCTTTAAAAACAATACAAGATGATTTTTTAAGTGACACGGCAAATGATAAATATGACATAGATTTAGATACGTATCACAGGGATGGCGTAGGTAAATCAGGTATAATGAGTGCTGATGTCAAAGCGATACTTGAGAGTGGTAAGCTGCCAGTAGACCCTACTAAGTATGATGAAGAAGAACTTAGTAAAGGGTCTAAAGACAACTGGACTTTTAAATACGATAATGGTCAAACTGTAGTTATACGTACTGATGATAAAGAAGATGCTATATCTAGATTTAACAAACTTTCTGAAATGTTAGGTGATTTTAAAGATACAGATACGTTTAAAGATAAACCTAAAAGTGAAAGTGAACAAGAATACACAGATGCAGTAGATGCTTTAGATACAGCTAATGAAGGAATAGAACAAACTAAAATGACTTTGGATTCTACAGAGTCTAGAGCTAAAGTTACAGCAGTTCCTAGTGTGACAGAGACATTAGCTAAGACTATTAGCTCACCTATGGATCTAGTAACACGTCCAGATGTGTATGGCATTAAGGTTGAGAACAATCAGTTTATAGATACAAACACAGGACAGCTAGCAGAAATAGAAGACATCATAGCTAAACAAGCAAAGGCTGCTGATGCTGTTGACTCCCCATCAACTAAGCTAACGCTAGCATACTTAGGCAAACTTACTGATGCAGAGAAGCAAGAGAAGTATGGCCCTGTGCCTACTGATCCTGTTAAGTTAGAACAGTATGAAGCACGTATAGAAGCTGACGCAAGAGATGACTCTGTGGCTACATACGAAGCTACTATGTCACAAGATAAGATTACAAATGCACTAGCTAAGTTCTCTGCACAGACAGGCACACCATCAGAAGACGCTATAGCTAAAGCAGCACAGATGGACCCACAGGAGCTAGCACAGCTAGACTTGTCTGCTGAAGAAGAAGACATACTTAGAGTACAGATACCAGAATTTCGTAGACGTATGCAGCAGGGAGAACTGCCAACAGCAGAACTGTTTGATAGCATTGTATCAGCACCTGATCAACAGATTACAGAGAGAAGACCAGATGTTGATGCTGCTAAGTTTGCTACAGATACACCTAAAGCTACAGCAAAAGTAGATTATAATCTAGCTCCTGCACAAGCTGCCCTAGCTGAGATTACTAAAGTAGAAGAGGCTGCACGTTTTGCAACTGAGGCAAGTGCACCAGAGAAGACAACAGAGTTTGTACCTGATGTTTTACCGGGAGCACAGACTGTTGTTGAGCCTGATGAAATAATAGATATAAACAAAATAATAAACGATGAGAAGATTATCGTAACAGGACAAACACTTGAAGCTTTAAATGGAGATGCCGTTGCAAAGGCTGCAGCAGCTACGTTCTCACAAACACTAGAGGCTAAGTTTACTAAAGGAGATGTCAGTCCACAGTCTACTATCACGTTTCAACTAGAGAGACTCATGGATTCGTTTAACGATGGCACACCAGCATGGGCTGCAGGAGCCATACGTAACGTAAACGAAGCTATGAACTCTAGAGGTATGGGTGGTAGTTCTATGGCTGCTGCTGCTCTAATACAAGCTGCTATGGAGACAACCTTGCCTATAGCACAAGCTGAAGCATCTATCTTTCAAGCTATGGATATGGAGAACGTGCGTAACAAACAAGCTGTAGCTTTAGCTAACGCTGCAGCAGCACAAAGATTTGAGTTAGAGAACCTATCTAATAGACAAGCTGTAAGCATACAGAACTCTATGAACAATTCTAACTTACAACTAACAAACCTTAGCAACCAGCAAGAGGCTGTGTTGACACAGGCACAACTAAATGCAGGTATACGTAATCAAGAGATTAGTATATCACAAAGTGTAGCTCTAGCTAATGCTGCTAGGTTTGCAGAAGTAAACGATATAAACCTGACAAACAGACAACAAGCCCTACTATTAGAAGCTAATCAAAAGTTAGAGGTAGACTTAACTAACTTGTCTAACAGACAACAGACTGCACTATCTAACTTACAAGTTAAAGCATCTATGATGGGTCAGGTTCTTACTAACGAACAGCAAGTGGCTGTGCTTACCAGTACACAGGCTTTTGAAAGAGAGATAAGTAACGCCAATAATAAACAACAGGCTTTCATACAGGATGCCGTAGCTATGGCTGCTATGGAAGGTAGGGTGTTAGATAACAGACAGCAAACATCTTTGTTCAACGTGTCAAGCCAGCTACAAGAACGTCAGATAGAGTTAAACAACGAACAGCAGATCAGAATGTTTAACATGACTAATGCGTTAAACATCGATGTAGAGAACTTGTCTAACCGTCAACAGACTGCCCTAGCTAACGCACAGATAGAAGCATCCATGCGAGGACAAGAGCTAACTAATAAACAGCAAGTAAATGTAATACGTGCAGAGCGTATAGCTGAGATAGCTAACATGAACTTTACTGCTGAGACATCTCGCTTACTGCAGAACTCGCAGCTTGCACAGTCTGTAAACTTAGCTAACTTAAATAACCGTCAAGCCAAACTAATGTCTGATGCTGCATCTTTGACACAAGTAGATTTAACTAACTTGTCAAATAATCAACAGGTTGCACAACAAAAAGCACAGGCTTTTTTGCAAATGGATATGCAGAACTTAGATAACGAACAGCAGATGGAAATATTCAAAGCACAACAAACTACACAAAGTATTTTTACTGACCAAGCTGCAGACAACGCAGCTAAACAGTTTAATGCTGAGAGCAAGAATCAAATGACACAGTTCACTATGAACTTAGATGCACAAGTTGAGATGTTTAACAATGCACAAGAAAACGCTATGGAGCAGTTCAACGTAGGTGAAGAGAATACTATGGCTAAGTTTAACGCTGAGTTAGGCAATCAGAGAGATATGTTTAATGCATCTAATGAACTGGTTGTGGCTCAAGCTAATACTCAGTGGAGACAAAACATAGCTACTATAGAGAACGCAGCTATCAACGAAGCTAACATGGTGGCAGCACAAACAGCTAATAACTTAACAACACAAGGTATAGCAGAAGTGTGGCAACAAGAGCGTGACTTAATGAACTACGCTTGGACTACCGCAGAGAAGCAAGTTGACAGAGATCACGAGTTAGTTAAAGCTAAAATAGATGCAGATGCTGCAGAAGATAGTGGCTTCTCTATGGCAGCAGGGCAATTTCTATCAGCTACAATAGGTGCTATAGGTGAAGCTGGTGGGCTTAAATCAGGTGGCTTTTTTAGTTAAGGTAAAGTAATATGACTAATCAATATGGTATAGTAGATATATTAAAAAATGTATTGGGGATTGACTCTGATCAGCCAAAAGAGGAGGAGAAGCAGTCAGAGGGATTAATGTCTAGCAGTCTTAGACCTAGAGCTAGGCCAGAGGGTGTAAATGTTAGCCTTAGACCTAGAGCTAGACCAGAGGGCGTTGAGACAGATGATAAACCTGCTGTTTTTATAGCTAATACAATTAAAAGTATGAATGAATATGATGATGATGATGATAAAACTAAATCAGTAGGGACTCCGTTAAACAGCATAGACGCACAAGAGATTTTAATAAATCCTAATTCATTAGCTACTCAACACAATACCACTATGAAGAATTTAGTTAAGTTTGGTAATGAAGCACCACAAGTAAAAACACAAAGGGTTAAGTCTGATGCTATAAGTGAAGCCATAGCGTATGCTCAGTCTACACAAACAGAGGATAATTTTGACAGTATAGCTAGACAGACTGAGTTAGCTCTATCAGATACAAGAGCACCAGTACAAGTGGATGCACCTGCAAGTATATCCACAAAATCAGGCACTCCTTTGGTATACAATACAGAGGATGCCCAAAGAAATTTAAACATATTAGGTTATGATCTAGAGGTAGACGGTAAGTTAGGACCAAAAACTAGAGCCGCCGTAAGAGACTTTCAAGAGAAGCAAGGCATAGGAGTAGATGGTGTAGTAGGACCAATAACTTCAGGGGCTATGGCAAGAGCTATAGAAGAGCAAAGGTCTGCAGGTGACGTGACAGTAACTGAACTAGATGAATCAGAAATATCAGAACAACAAGGTCTTATGGATAGGCGAGGAACAAGAGTAGGAGACATAGAGGGAGTTGACGATGGTGTAACAGTGGTAAAAGCTGGTATATTTGATGGGATAGGAAACTTTTTAGAAAACTTTGGCACTACAGAATTTAGATTCTTTGCAAATAATTTATTAAACGCAGGAGGAAATTTTACAGAAGATAATATATCTAAAGCAGATATAAATGTTTTACGTAATGCAGTAAACAACGCCATAAACGACAATAGAAAATATACTAAATATGAAGACTTAGATCAAAAAGAATTAGAGGTTAATAAAAAAGGTCCACTAGCAGGTATTATGAATCCAAAATTAAGGATAGCTAGAAGTTTTGGTGTGTTTAGGTTTAATGAGGATAAAGATGGTAATATAATAATAAACGATACATTTGATTATAATGAAGGACCAAAAAGAAAGGCTTATTTTGAAGCAGTAGAAGCAGGAGATAAACGATTAGCAACATCACTATTACTAGATGCCTCTCCTGTTCAAGCCGCTTCAATGATTGGGTATGCTAAACAAGAACGATTAAAAAAAGCAGGAGAGCCTTTTCAAACTACAATAACAATTAATCTTGGTAATCCTAAAACATGGGGTACTTTTTAATGCTAGGACTACCTTTAGAACTAATCACCATGCTCTTCTCTACCATACTAGGTGGTGTCATGTCCATATGGGGGCAGTCCATCAAGGCTAGAGAAGCCAACAACAAGATGCTTATGGAACGTGCTAACTTCAGGAAGAAAGCTGTAGCAGAAGCACGTAACGCTGGTAAGGATGATAAACACTTTGCTTGGACACGCAGACTTATAGCTTTATCTGCAGTATTTAGCATTATTGTCTTGCCAAAGCTAGTCGCAGTGTGGTATCCTGATGTCA